ACAGAACTTGGTGGCCCTGATTGTAAGTTAATCAAACCATTTAAGATGGTTGTGTCATCTGATGAATATAAGTTAGAAACATGGTTAGACTTTACATCACAAAATGAAATGATGATACATTCTGATAGTATTCTTACCATAGTTACTCCAACTGCTGCTATACTATCTGAGTATGTTGATTTGATTGCCTGATGAATGCACTTACTGAAGCACTGGGAATAGAAGAAGAATATCCGACTAGAAAGTGTAGAAGATGTCAAGTTTCTAAACCATTAAATGCCTTTGAAATTAATTCTTATGGATCGCAAAAGTTTCATCGCAAAATTTGTAAACAATGTAGAGACACTCAACAAGATTCTAAAAAAGTTGCTATAATAAAGAAGTGTGGAACTGCTAAATTAATTAGACCACCAGAGGGAACTCTTTGTGAATGTTGCAATACTCCTATGTCATATGGACAAAAAAATATGAATAGTATGTGTTTTGATCATGATCCAGTTAGGGAAGAGTTCCGAGGTTGGATATGTAAGAAGTGTAATACAATTATAGGTTTTCTTGGAGATAATCTAGATGGAACAAAAAAATTAGTCATGTATCTTGAGGAAAGGCAAAAGTGAGATTTTATACTAATGTTCAGTTAGTTGGAAATAATTTTTTAGTTCGTGGTTATGAAAATGGAAAACATTTCATGACACGGGAAACTTTTTCACCTACACTCTTTGTCTCTTCAAAAAGAAAAAGTAAATATAAAACACTTACAGGTGAGTATGTAGAGTCTGTCAATCCCGGTTCAGTTCGTGATTGTCGTGAATTTTTTAAGAAGTATGCGGAGATAGAAAATTTTAAGATATATGGAAACGATAGGTATATCTATCAATATATCTCAGAGATGTATCCCGAACCAGAAATCAAGTTCGATGTAAACAAAATTAAATTAACCACTCTTGATATAGAGGTTAAATCAGAGAACGGATTCCCTGATGTAGAATCTGCTGCAGAAGAAATATTACTTATATCCATACAAGATTATAATACAAAACAAATTCGTACATGGGGTCAGGGTGAATTTGATAATAAACAAGATAATGTCATTTACAAGTCATACAATTCGGAGTATGAACTTCTAAATGCTTTTATTAACTGGTGGATGATTGAAGAGAATACACCAGAAGTTATTACAGGCTGGAATATTGAACTTTATGATATTCCATATCTATCTCGTAGATTGGAAAAAGTTCTTGGTGAAAAGTTAATGAAAAGACTTTCACCTTGGGGTTTAGTAACTGAGGATGAAATTTACATATCAGGTCGTAAACATATCGCATATGATGTGGGTGGTATTACTCAACTCGATTATCTCAATCTTTATAAGAAGTTTACATATAAGGCACAAGAATCTTATCGATTAGATTATATTGCAAGTGTTGAACTTGGACAAAAAAAACTTGATCACTCTGAGTATGACACATTCAAGGATTTCTATACAAAAGGATGGCAGAAGTTTGTAGAATACAACATCATTGATGTGGAACTTGTTGACCGTCTGGAAGACAAGATGAAGTTGATTGAACTTGCAATCACAATGGCCTATGACGCAAAGGCAAACTATGTTGATGTATTTTCACAAGTTCGTATGTGGGATACAATTATCTACAATTATCTTAAGAAAAGAAATATTGTCATACCACCCAGAGAAAGATCAAATAAGTCTGAAAAATATGAAGGTGCATATGTAAAAGAACCTATTCCCGGAAAGTATGATTGGGTTGTTTCCTTTGACCTTAACTCACTATATCCGCATTTAATTATGCAGTATAATATCTCACCCGAAACTTTACTTGATACAAGGCATCCACATTCGGGAGTAGATAAGATTTTAAATCAAGAAGTTACATTTGAGATGTATAAGGATAATGCTATCTGTGCGAACGGAGCAATGTATCGAAAAGATATTCGTGGATTCTTGCCAGAGTTGATGGAAAAGATCTATAAAGATCGAACCATTTACAAAAAGAAAATGTTGGAGGCGAAACAACAGTATGAAAAGAAAAAAACAAAAGCACTTGAAAAAGAGATATCAAGGTGCAACAATATCCAAATGGCACGGAAGATACAACTCAATTCTGCTTATGGTGCTATTGGTAATCAATACTTTCGTTATTATAAACTTGCGAACGCAGAAGCCATCACTTTATCTGGACAGGTATCCATCCGGTGGATCGAAAATAAAATGAATCAAAAGATTAATCAAATTTTAAAAACGGAGGATGTTGATTATGTTATTGCTAGTGATACTGATAGTATCTACCTCAACTTGGGCCCTTTGGTTGATGCTGTATACGAAGGGCGAGAGAAAACTAATGAAAGCATTGTTTCGTTCCTTAATAAGATCTGTGAAATGGAATTTGAAAAGTATATTGAGAGTTCTTATGAAGCGTTGGCCGCGTATGTAAATGCTTATGACCAAAAGATGTTTATGAAGCGAGAGAATATTGCAGAGCGTGGTATCTGGACAGCAAAGAAAAGATATATCTTAAATGTATGGGATAGTGAAGGTGTTCGTTATGAAGAACCTAAACTGAAGATGATGGGTATTGAGGCAGTCAAGTCATCAACTCCTGCACCTTGTCGCACCATGATTAAAGATGGACTCAAGTTGATGATGAATGGTACAGAAGAAGATGTGATTAAATTTATTGATGATTGTCGTGCAAAGTTCAAGACACTTCCACCAGAAGAGATTGCATTTCCTCGCACTGTATCGAATGTCAAAAAGTATTACAACTACACTGACATCTATGTAAAAGGCACACCAATACATTGTCGTGGTGCACTTCTTTTTAATCATTATATTAAGAAGAATAAACTTGATCGTAAGTATTCACTTATTGGTAATGGTGAAAAGATTAAGTTCATATATCTAAAGAAACCAAACATCATTCGTGAGAATGTAATATCTTTCATTCAAGACTTTCCAAAGGAACTTGGACTTGACAAGTACATAGATTATGATCTACAATTTGAGAAGAGTTTCGTTGAACCACTCAAAGCAATACTTGATGCAATTGGGTGGAATGTCGAAAAAACTGTTAACCTTGAATTATTCTTTTCGTAATGGATTTACCTATTGACAAGCAAGAGTTCGACTACATAGTCACTGCACTATGGAAATGTCGAAAGAGTGAAGATAAATGTGGAAACTTATATGACAAGATGAAACTGGTTCAAGAGGTGATGGATGCAAATCCCGGAGGGCCATATAAAAGGATTCTTCGTGAACAACACAATATGGTGATATAATGAAAGAGGAAAAAGAACTTTTGCAAGAACTTGATGATATTGCAAAACAATTAAAAGGTAAGATTACTTACAGTTCCTATGGAAATAGTATGGGTAAGTCATCTAAAACAGTAACCATTGAATACGACATTACAGAATAGTATGGATTTTTTAAAAGAAATAGTCAAAGAGATAGGAGATGAATATACGCAAATTGCGTCAGACATTGATGAAACTGAAAGATTCATTGACACAGGATCCTACATTTTTAATGGACTCATTAGTGGGTCTATTTTTGGCGGGGTTAGCAGCAATCGTATTACTGCCATTGCTGGTGAGTCGAGTACTGGTAAAACTTATTTTTCGCTTGCTGTTGTCAAAAACTTTTTGGACACTAACCCTGATGGGTATTGTCTCTATTTTGACACTGAAGCAGCCGTCAATAAAGGATTACTGGAGTCTCGTGGAATTGATACGACACGGTTGGTTGTTGTAAATGTAGTTACTATTGAAGAGTTTCGTAGTAAGGCACTTCGTGCAGTTGATATATACCTTAAGACAAATGAAGCAGATCGCAAACCTTGTATGTTTGTGTTAGATTCTCTTGGTATGTTGTCAACGGAGAAAGAGATAAGAGACGCATTAGATGACAAACAAGTTCGTGACATGACCAAATCACAACTTGTTAAAGGAGCATTCCGTATGCTTACCTTAAAACTTGGTCAAGCAAACATTCCACTTATAGTAACAAACCATACCTATGATGTCATCGGATCTTATGTCCCAACTAAAGAAATGGGAGGAGGCAGTGGCCTCAAGTATGCCGCGTCTACGATCATTTATCTCAGCAAAAAAAAGGAAAAGGATAAGACAGAGGTTGTTGGAAACATTATTAAAGCTAAGACGGTTAAATCAAGGATCAGTCGAGAAAACAGAGAAGTAGAAACAAGACTCTACTTTGATGAAAGAGGTCTTGACAAATACTATGGTCTTCTTGAATTAGGAGAAAGTGCAGGTCTATGGAAGAATGTTGCCGGTCGTTATGAGATCAATGGTAAGAAAATATATGCGAAACAAATATATGCAGAACCAGAAAAATATTTTACAGATGATATACTTAGTAAGTTAGACGAAACTGCACAGAGGACATTTTCATATGGAGAGAATTGAAACCACGATTCTTCGGAATCTTGTTTTTAATGAAGAGTTTGCTCGTAAAACAATTCCATTTATTCAACCAGACTTCTTTGAACAGAGAACTGATAAGATATTATTTGAGGAGATTGTTTCATTTATCACAAAATATGATTCATGTGCAACTTTAGAAGCACTAAATATTGAGGTTGAAAATCGAACAGACTTAACAGCAGAAGAAGTAAAGCAGATTAATGATACTAGCAAAGAACTGAATGACTCACCTGTAGATAATCAATGGTTACTTGATATCACTGAGAAGTGGTGTCGTGACCGTGCGATTTATCTTGCCTTGATGGAGTCAATTCATATTGCTGATGGTGAAGATGATAAAAAGAATCGTGATGCGATTCCTTCAATACTATCTGATGCACTTGCTGTTTCTTTCGATAATAATATTGGACACGATTACATACTAAACTCTGATGAAAGATACGAATACTATCACAGAACAGAAGACAAAATACCCTTTGATCTCGAATACTTTAATAAAATTACCAAAGGTGGTTTACCTAATAAGACTCTTAACATCGCGTTGGCTGGTACAGGTGTCGGGAAGTCTTTATTCATGTGCCACTTTGCTAGCTCCGTGTTGCTCCAAGGACGGAATGTTCTCTACATTACAATGGAGATGGCAGAAGAGAAAATTGCTGAACGAATTGACGCAAACTTATTGAACACAGCAATTCAAAATTTAAGTGAGTTACCTAAACCTATGTTTGATAAGAAGGTTGCAAAGATCGCAAAGAAGACACAAGGTCAACTTATTATCAAAGAATACCCAACTGCAGCAGCACATTCTGGACATTTCAAAGCACTTTTGAATGAACTAGCGTTGAAAAAGTCTTTTAAACCTGATATAATATTTGTAGATTACTTAAATATATGTGCATCTTCTCGTTACAGGACTGGATCTAATGTCAATTCTTACTCGTATATCAAAGCGATTGCGGAAGAACTCCGTGGTCTTGCAGTTGAGGCTAATGTACCTATCCTCTCCGCTACTCAGACGACTCGCTCTGGCTATGGTAGTAGTGATGTCGATCTTACTGACACAAGTGAGTCCTTCGGTTTACCTGCCACTGCTGATCTTATGTTTGCTCTTATTAGTACGGAGGAGCTTGAGGGGTTGGGGCAGATAATGGTCAAACAATTAAAGAATAGATATAATGATCCTACAATATTTAAGAGGTTCATTATTGGTGTTGATCGTGCAAAAATGAGATTATATGACTGTGAACAGAAAGCACAAGACGATGTGCTTGACTCCGGCACTAAGGAGGAGTATAATGATGAAGAAAAAACACCCAAGAAATCTTTCGCTGAGTTTAAATTCTAATGACAAAACAAATTGACTTTTCTAAGTATG